CTGGTCCTGGATTGTAGCGTTCGTGACGCTGCTTCCAGTTAATTGTCGTCATCTTCGTCTTCATCGACACCGACGCCGGCTTCGGTGACGCCTAGCAGGAAGATGCCTTCACAACTAGCACAGCTAGCGTCCTCTTCGAGATCATCTAGTGACTTGACGGCCGTGAAACCATCTCTTGTTTCGCCTTCCTCAAAACATTCGTCGTGAAACAACCAATTGTCACTATCACGTCGCCAGATTCGTTGCCTTGACATACTGCCCTCCCTTTAGGTTAGTGTGGAACACGCACGCTATACGGCCATCATAACAATAGATTGTCCATCCTTTCAGGAATATGGCGATGGCTACTATTGGAGTCATCCCCACACCCAAAACAACCAGTGGTAAATTGCAGGATTGTGAGGCATAGTCATTCGGTAAGGCCACAATCGAAATCTACGATACTTTACGATAGCTGATCTGTAAGGTCTCACAGGCAGCACCTCTCACAATGACCGCAGGGATCGCCTTTGACGCATTCTCTGAATATATCCTCTAGCTCTTCTGGTGTTGGTAGGTGCGCTACATATACTGTATGAGAAGGAATTGTAGCAAATTCATGCAATATTTCTAGCCATTCACGATGAGCCTCTTCACTGTAGAAGTCCATGTCATGGCCCTCCTAATGTGACTTTTATAGGCCGCGGCGACTTCACACACTGTGTGCAGAATGCAATGATGCGATGCTTTGTGATCTTTAGGAAGTATGTTTCACCTACTGTGGAATGACAGCAGTTACAGATTTTTGGGAACATTATTCTCGCTCCTTTTCGCAATCTAAGTCACCTAGACAGAATGGACAAACAAAGGCGAGTGAAGAAATCCATTTCTTACATTTATTGCACCAGCAATTTTGTAACTGTCTAACATGTTCTATGTCTGACCAACTATACATTATAATTTCCCCGTCGCTCTATCGATTGACTTCTGCTTCCTCATGGTGAGCTTCGCCTTGTAGGTGTCTAGCGAATCCTCAAATACCAGATGGTGAATCATCAAACTTACCGCTTCGGCTTCGCCACGTCCGATACCATGTGTCCTATCCTCCGCTTGAGTCATGATCCCAGGGACCCAATCTTCCTCTATGAAAATTACCGTACTGGTTCCTTTAAGGCTGTAGCCTGCTGCTAGGGTGATTCCACCGACGAAGACATTGCAGTCAGGATCATTGCTAAACTTCCCTGAGGCGATACGAGTGGCCTCTGCTTGATTGCTACCACCTCCTATCAGTAGCACACTATGCGGCGCAAAATGAGACGCTATTCTAGTTAGTACGTCCCTGTGATGGCCAAAGACCACCACCTTCTCTTTGTTTTCTAGGGCGTTCGTTATAAATTCAATTGCCAATGGCACCTTGGCAAGTCCGATTTGGTGGGCGATCGCCGCCATTCTCTCAAAAGCATATCTCTTAGTGTATTTTAATTCTTCGATCAACTTAGCCCAATCTATATCATCTACCACTGTGTCAGAGTCATTCCTCATTGCATTGAGCATCTTTACTGCCTCGAAGTCGTCATTCTTGCCTTGCATACTATTCCAGAGTTGCTTTTCCTCTTCGATTAGTTTTGCTACCTCTGGGTCCACTTCAAATTGTACCATCTGACGTCGCTTCTTGGGTAGTTCCGCTAGTACATCTTTCTTGAATCGACGAAGCATGATCGTGGCGCGCAATCTAGCATTGAAGCTTTGCAAGTTTTTACCGAATCTGTTTCCGTAAGACATGTATGTGGAAGCGAACGCCCCAAATTCATGCCAATTGTCTGGATCTAGGTAATGAATCAATGGGAATGCCTCTTCGATATAGTTGACAATGGGCGTCCCCGTTAGGCCCATTGCCTTGTCTGCTTTTACACTGTAGCACGCCCTACTTCTAGCGCTGTTAGGTGTCTTTAGGTAATGCATCTCGTCGAAGATGACTAGATCCCAATACATGGTTTTGATACTACCTATCCACTTGCGGACTGCTTCATAATTCATGATCGTGACAGGACTGAAAGTCCAGAGCGCGGTGTGGGCTACTTCCATATTCTCCAGAATATCCTTATGGATGCACCAGAATTGAAAGTGATCGCGCCACACTAGCTTGACGTTGTTGGGGCACACCACCAGGATGTTCTTAGGGTGTGTGGCGTTAATATACATCATGGCGCCTACGGTCTTGCCTAGTCCTGGGTCATCTGCATAGAGGATATTCTTGGGGTTGGCTAGCATCCAACGCACGCCATCTAATTGGAATTGCATGACATGGATTTTATGGCCGAAATCACAATCGTCGCGATTGTCGGGGCAATCGGGCATCCCGATATAATCGGGTAGGGGTATCTCTATATCCGTTGGATATATCAATTCTGGATTTGTCTTGTATAGTCTTGCCAATGCATCCTTGATTGCTTCCAACAAATCAACTCTGAAATGATCTGGCTTGTAGTTCTGGCCGGCGCCCAATACATACTTTAGGCCAAGTGCAGTGCCTGCTTCGTGCCACAGGCTATCATGTTGGTGGGCAGTGCCCACTAGTACATGGGCTAATTCGTGTACGATAGTACCTGCTAGTTGTAGAGCAGACTCTGTCTGACGGACTTCGATAGTGCCGTCATCCCAAGCATGGCCTCTGTCGCTACGATGGAAGAAATCATCATACTTTAGATTTGTCTCACGGAGTCTCTCAGCGCCGAATCTTTCAGGGAATGAGTCACAAACTGCTAACTTGATGCATTCAGCAAACTTCTCTAGATCCTGCTGGTTTTGTAGGCGGACGTTGTAGTTAGTCATTTTGTGGGTGGGTGCTGTGTCTTGATTCCTTTTAATTCTTTGATCGCCGGCGATCGGAGCAAAGCAAGACTCCGAGAGACCAGGCAGTCGTCACAATAGAACCTTTCTGGAGAGACGATTGTTAGAGGCACATCCCAATGACCACAACCTTTACAGATGCCAAAAGCATCATAGCGACCTTTGTAGTAGGTATTTTTCATGGCTTCCCCACATGCTGATAGCATCGGAACTGCCTGACGCCATTATCCAGAGTTACATAGTAACATGTCTTGCGCCAGCACTTACCCCTACGGGTCTTTGGTGTGATGTAGCCACAGCGGCCGGCGTATGTCGTCACGCTGACTTGTGTGCTAGTCTTTGTCATAATGATTCTCTGGGATTTGAATCCGGACTGGTGTCACTCTGTACCAGAAGCAAGGCTTCGACTGGTCGATATCGAAGTGCCTTGTACGCCGCTGGACGTTCCACATTGCATAGATTAATACATTGGCAAATGCGAAACTTGCATCCGTATGATGGCTAGTCTTAGTCTTTGCCATAAAGGAACTCCTCCAACACACTAGCTACATCTGAATCGACGCCGACGTGTTTGAGACAGAATGCAGTTCCGCCAAAGCGATCAAAGGTTAGCTTGCCACACTTGCGACAATTTCTCTGTCTTGGTGCCTTGGCTTCTGGTTTGCTCTGATATATCTTTGATAGGTAGGATAACTCTACTTCTAGTAATGCTAAGGTCTCGTTAGCTATCTGTATTTCTAGATTGATGCGACGCATTCGTGCCAGTGCCATAGCACGTTGCGCGTCATTCCAGATACAATCGCTCCCTGACTCTTTCAGATGTAGGAGCATGTAGTCTGCGTGACTTGTGAAAAAGCCACAGGAGCAGGTTAGGGCACTATTGGTGTTTTTCGCCGGGTTTTGCATTGACTCACCTCTAGTATAGCAGATGCCTAGGAGCCTGTCAAGAGGGAAAATTTCTCTTAGGTGGCGGGCACTTAGGCGCGATTGCCAAAGTGTCCTACTATGACGCGGTGCGGCGTGATTCTACGCTGTAGTCTTGCTCTTCAAGTGTGCCACAACTACATCGTAGGCGCGTTTGCATTCCTTACATACGCTGTACTCTCGGCCATTCCAGATTATTCGGAAAGCTGCTGGTTTTTGACAGCGCTCGCCTAGGCCATACTTGCCTGTGCCATGTTCCATGCATTCGCATTTTAGCATCTACTTATCCTCCACTACTATTGGATTATACTCCCCACATTGGTTACATTTACCATAATTCCAATTTACTCTAGTGTCGAAGTGTTCACGCATGTCCCAATGCTCTGTCACTTTTTTACATAATTTGCAAAATAGTTGCATGGATGATCCCCTCCTCAGTCACGCATCTAGCGTGAGACGGCGCGATGTTCTGCGCCGTTTCGGGGTTTTTGCTACTAGGCGACCAACTCCAACATCCCCGTGTTGGTGTTCTCCTTTGCCTTGCCTTGCTCGGCAAGCTTCTTCGCCGCAGTCTTCCAAGGGCCGAAGCGAATCGCCTTTTCGGCGTCCACCTTGCCTGCATTCAGAATCTTGTCCTTTTCCTCCTGCGATGCAGCCTTGTCGGCGATCATCTCCACTGGCAACATGCGCGTGTCCAACTGCGCGCGCATTCCGTTGATACCACGGACAAGGCGGGAGAGTGGAAAGGTCATGATGTCGACCTTTTCGTCACCGGCTGTGATGAAAGTGGATTCCAGAGCCGCAGCCTCATAGGCTGCACTACGCGCCACGCGGTCGATGCTGCCGTTCATCAGACGCATCAGAAGCGCTTGCGCTGATTCCTCGCCCGCATACTCCTCTTCATCGGTGAAGAGTACCGAGCGAAGATACTTGGCAGACTTTGCGTCTGCATCGGCGCTCGTCACGGTCGCCAGGAACGTGTCCCACGTACTGAAGCACGTATACGTGGCCGGCTTGTCTGGACCAGTGGGTTGCCCCACCATTACCTCGACCTTGCGCCATCCATCCTTGTCAGAGACGATTCGCTCGACCTTTGCCTTGGGCATTGCCTTACTCCTATTGTTGGTGTTATGTTAGCTGCTAGCTGCTTCCAAACCTACCGCAACATTCTTCCGTGATCTCTTGTAAAGAATCGGCTTTGATTGTTGCGACTACAGCGTGATACTGAGACACTATACACTGAAACTGTGTCCCATTCCAAGACAGGATTCCGTGAAAATTCCATGCGCAGTATTCAGCTAGCATTCCATCATGTAGGTTCTGTGCTAATGTAGCTGGAATGTGCCTGTCAAAATTTGACAAGCCCTCGTCTGCCCATCTTACTTCGCTCATTTCAGGTCGTCTCCCTTTCATACTCTGATTATAGCACTCGTTACGCGCCTGTCAAGTCTTTTCTCTCGCCTTGCTCTATGCTCGCTCTGCGAGTGACTCTGTCAGCCGTTCGTCAGTAGTGACTTCCCAAACCCCTTTTCCCTTACGATTCCGCGTGCTTCCAGCACGCGAAGGGTCCCTGACTGCCTCGGCCCCGATTTCTCAATTACCAAGCCTATCTCCGCGTCACCGAGGATTCCCCTCCGCGCGTGTGTCCCTTCGGGAATTGATCAGTCTATAGTCTTGGATCATTTCTAATGTCCTGTATTAAACACAACAACACACTCAACGATTACTACTCGGATACCAATTTTGGTATTTTTACCAACACGCGCCCAGGGGTTTCGGAGGTCAGCCCGTAATAGGCTTGGCTATTGACTTTTTTGGCCCGAGGCAGTCAGGTAACTTCCGAAACCCAATTCGCCTTTGTTTTCGGGGACTTAGGGTCTGTCAGCAGTCACTACATAGATTTGGTGACACTGTCAGCACATTTTTAACTGTCTGACACTGTCAAACAGCACGTGCGTTGCAAGCCCTCGGAAGTTAAGGCGAAAAAGGCTGACGCGATGCGGCACTCTGTCAGCGTGGTTGGAAGTGAAAACGTGTGTTGATGGCGAAGCCTTGCGCAGCGCCGCGATAGAAGTCAATGCCGCACTTGTCGGCATTGGTCCTGCGGACTGCTGGCGCAGTCTGCTCTTTACGAGTGACGCTGTAGCGCCACGCTTGGCGGAGCTTGTCGTTGCTGTTTTTGATTTTGGTCATCGGGCTAGCCAAACAGCAGTTCCGCAAGTTGCTCTGTGGCGATCCAGAGCATTATGCCACTACGCACGTGTAGTAGCATAGTGCATCCTGCAACGTCTCCGCAAACGCCGATCTTCCAACCTAGCGATAGTTGCCACGAGCTTATATGACAGTCTAGGTTCATGTCACTCCTCTGGTAAGTGTGTGAAAACGGCGAGCGCCCCATACTAGCAACGCTCGCCGTTGCCCTTGGCTTAGGTCACTCAATCACCAGCCGTGTCATAGGCCCATGATTGAGTTTGTATTCTGTCAGGCGCTCTAGCTGGTATGTCCCCGTGCTGGATCTATGGCTCAAACGTCCATTTCCGAGTATGCACAGGCTACGCTGAGGATGCCCGGGAGTCTTTACGCTGACCTCGTGGCCGCGTCGTGGCCTCCGACGGTGCCCTCGCAGTGGCTCTAGTTCTGGCCTCCGCCGCACCGTACGACCATAGCTAGTGCAGGTCGTGTGCCAGGTAGCAACCTGCCAGGTGGTAGTCTATTAGGTGCGCCTAATACTACTGGTAGTGTGGCGCATTCTATCCGGGCATTACTACCGAACATGATCGGGCACTACGCCCGACGATTAGGTCAATGATTACGCCTAGATGCAACGCATCGGGCATGATGCCCGAAGAGCATCATTGGCATCAGATTTGCAAATGCAAGAAGGGTGCCGTCCCCTTTTTCAAAACTTGGCATGGAAATTGCCCTCCTCCAAATGTATCAATCCAAAATTTCAAATCATTATCCTTTGTCACAGGCTTGCTTTACAGCAAAGTCAAGAATGATAACTTATTCGGGAGGGTGGGGACCGCAGGGGACTGATAGAGGTCAAGTAGTGGAGCATACTGATAAACAGTAGGGAAATGAGGAAAATAGGGCTTGCAAATGGTACGTCCTCGTGGTATGATGGAGGCAGTCATAGGGAGGACTGTACAAATCGTGAATGTGCTGGAGTCTATCTTTCCTCTACAGACAGCCTTGGAAATGATCCCATTGCCGTCGATGCCAGTCCTGTATCATCTACTGGCAAAGCACGCCGATAAGTTTGATCCTCCACTTTACAAAAAGGGATGTCGCTATCAAGGTGGCAATCGGAGAATGCTCTCTGAGAGAGAGATACTTCTAGCAAGGGAACTCTACTACACTAATGAGGATTTGTTTGCAAATGTGGGGCGTCGGGTACGTCCCCATAACATCATAGAATCAATCATAGCAAGGTGTGGTGGATAATGCTAGTAGAGACACATCCAGTTCAGACGCGACAGCCTATCCATCGCAGTGCCCGCGCACCGCAGATTGTGACACTACGTGCTTATGAAGTATACTGTGCAATATATGGTGAGCAGAAAGCAATAATCGAGGGTGAGTGCCGTGGTGGGTTCTCGGCTGGCGAGCTGATTGGGTTCCTCTATGCACGGTCCTTCCCACGTGAAGAGTGGCGACATAGGTTCGATGAGGCCATAACTGGCATGGAGCAATTGTAGGATAATGCCGACTGGCATCCCAATGCCAACCACCCTTGCTTTTAGTCCTGAGGCTATCCGTTCGGCTATTCGGGGTCGAGTGGCAGTGCCCGCGGCGATGCTACAGAGGGCACTAGCAAAGACTTCAGAGAAGCTCGATGCCAAAGAGACCAAGTTCTTCAGTCATCAGGGCCTAGTAATCGACAAGAAGGATGTGGAAGCTCATAATATCCAACTACGTGCCGCTGAGTTGATCCTACAGATGAGTGACTTGCTAAATAGGCAGGTGGTGAAGCCAAAAGCACCAAAGATAACTCTAACAGTCGATCCTAAGACGGGGACGATGCGGCTTGTCATTGCTGACGACATAGAAGATGACATCCCCGAAGTTCTTGATGTAGTACGGGAGCCTCTAGCAGTAGTAGAATCAGAGGAGGTGACCGATGAAGAACTAGAATTGGAATATGTGAAAGTGCCCCGAGGCACCCTTCCAGCGGAAGTGCGTCAAGCTCTGTTTGGTCCAGAGGTAGGAGGAGCCTAATGTTGCAGATCGAAACTGCAAGGCTCTACATAGAAAGAACGGCGAAGCCTTGCTACCTGCGAGGCGCACACAATGTGCATGGACCACGAGCGTAGCTCTTAGTATGGATATTCTCACAAGTCTAATGCTAAGAGCTACGCTTCGTAAGGCTGCCGCCTTGGAGCAATGGCTTACTAACCACAGGATGTGTTACCCAGGTGCCTTTGTAGAGATCCCAGACGACAATCTATGTGTAACAGGACGATGCCCCTGCGGCGAGGAAATAGAGATCACTGTAGTGATTGATGTAGTGCCTAAGGTCAAGAAGAAATGCCAAGCTGCATAATGTCACGTCGCCCCACGTCAGGATATTGCGTTGCTGCGCAAACTGTTGTCCCAGGCAACAGTAACTCCCAAGGCGACGTGATTTGAGTACTCGGATAATCTACGCTCCGCGTAGCTATCAGATGGAACCACAGACTGCTAGGCGTCAAGGTTGCAAGAGATTCGTAGATGTCTGGCACAGACGTGCTGGTAAGGACAAGACCTGGCTTAGTATCGAATTCGAGGAATCACAGAAGCATGTTGGCATCTACTACCATGTGTTTCCAAGTTTGAATCAAGGACGAAGAGACCTTTGGGACAACATCGGTAGTGATGGCATCCCATTTATGAATATGTTTCCCGACGAGCTAGTCTCTGCAAGAAATCAACTGGAGATGCAAGTTGAGTTCCGAAACGGAAGTAGATGGCAGATAATGGGCGCCGACGATAAGCGTGCTATCGCCAGAATGCGCGGTTCCAATCCACGCGGTTTGACTTATTCTGAGTTTGGAAATATGGACGTCGCCGCTTGGGATGTCTTATCGCCAGTGCTAGCTGAGAATGGTGGTTGGGCAGCTTTCATTTATACTCCTCCGGATGAATTGCCCGCCTGTTGCGTTACTGGTAATCCTCTGACTAATCGCTGTCGTGGAAACCACGCGAAACTCTATTATGAGATTGCTACTGGAAATCCAAGTTGGCATTGCTCTGTAAAAACAGTGGATGATACTCATAGAGACGCAGAAGCAGAAGATGGAAGTTTGGTGATTTCCTCCGATGCGCTAGCCGAGGAACGTAAGGAACATAATGAAGCCTACATGCAACGGGAGTTCTACTGCAAGTTTGAAACCCCCGTCGAAGGCTCCTATTATGGAGATCTCTTAGCTGACGCCACTAAAAATGGTCGTGTGACTTATGTCCCATACAACTCTGCCTTCCCTGTGCATCTGGCAGCAGACCTTGGCGCTCAGAAGATAACGATGGCTTTTGGGGCATTCCAAGTCATCAATGCAAGTATTCGATGGATCAATTCCTGGTCTGAAATAGGACGTGGCCTCCCCGAGTATGCACGTGCCATCCGGGAAGGTTCTACTTATACATTCGGCATTACCTATTTCCCCCACGATGCCGATCACCATGAAATAGGCACTGGCAAGACTCGTGTCTATACGTGGCGTCAGCTTGGCTTCCGGCAAGTCCACGTCGTCCAAAAATTGGACCCTGCCGATGGAATAATGGTCGTTAAGCGAATGTTTCCAATGATGTACTTCAATTACGAAACCACAGGTCCCTTGCGTTATGCTTTGGAGCACTATCATGAGAAGAATGGACGTCCCGTCCACGACGACACTAGTCATTATGCAGATATGGTACGCACGGCGTGCGTCGGTCTTAAGGAACCTAAGCAAAACATAGACCGTAGGCAACAAACGTATGCCAATACCAGTAGGGATGTGTTTGCTAGAGGACCAATGGAACAGAAGTATGCAAGTCATGGGGAGGGTCTGTTTGGACGCCGTTAGACCAGGTCGTGAAGCAGGTCCAGATTGCCATGCATCTTGCACTGATACAGGACGTGAAATGTGTTATTGCAACTTGCCACCACAACACCTTCCGATGGAGCATTGGTGCTTCGGTAACATAAATCATCCACCGCACCATTGGAGTACATAGATGGCTAGGCGAGGCAGGCGATTAACGATAGGTGGCTCGGGAGTTGCCCTTTCTGATGATGAATCACTAGCGCAGACTGGCCTACGAGGCGAAGTTAGACGTTACCAACCGCTAGGTGAATCTGAACAAAGTGAAAGTGCAGCAGTGATAGCTAGAGCTGGTGAAGAACAGAATAAGAATGCCATAGGTCAAGGTACAGCATCATTTGTCATTGTGCAATCTGAAGGTGGTGGTGATGCTTCGTCATCTTCTGGATCAGATGATCCAGGTGATGAAGGTGATCCTGGTGATCCTGGTACTGATGCTGATGCAACTGATGGTGGCGCCGGTCCAGGTGGTAGTGGTGGTGGTGGCGAGCGTGCGCAGGGTGGGGTAGTAAAAGGTAGCGAATCAGAGCATGTAATTAAGGCACAGAAGGGTGAGTATGTCATCAAAGAAGCCAGTGTCAAGAAGTATGGCAAAGGCTTCTTGGATATGCTAAATTCAGGAAAGATTCCAATGATGACGGCGGATGCTTATAAGAAGGGTGGTATTGTAACTGATAGATATAAGGGCCACAGGCTTGCCTAAAGGCACTCGCGTCGCCCGCCTTGTTGACAAACTGAAGAGTGAGGGCTATACTGGTGGTAGTCCATATGCCATTGCACAGTCTGTTACTCACCAAAGTTATGCTACTGGCAAGCCTCTAAAGAAGAAGCCGGCGAGACTAACCTAAGATGTTTAGTGGTGGCGGTGGCGGTGGTCCAGTTGAAACTAAAAAGGTAGATCAAGCAGAGCTTGATCGTCAGCAATCTGAGGCTACAGCCAATCAGAATAAACTTGCTAGTCGGCGTAAGGGGATCGCTTCGACTAGACTTACAGACCCTGTGGCATCCCTTACGAATCAGCAAAATAGTGCGAAGCGTCGTGTGAGTTTGCTAGGTGGTGGTGAAAGTGTCGCTTGACGTTGGCACCATCTTGAAACAATACGAACGGAGCAAAGCCAAGAAGGCTCCCTATGATTCGTTTATTCTAGAGATGCTCCAGTATCTGTGTCCACGTCTTAGTAATAAAGTAAGTGGGAGGATAGCAAGTGGCAGTAAGCAGACTACTCTGCAATTTGATTCTGCTGGTGAGGATGCGGGTCAGAAGCTGGCAGCGTCGCTATCGGGTACGCTCATTAGCCCATCACAGAAATGGTTCCGTCTAGTTCCTCGTGAATATGCTCTACGTGCATTGCCCGCATTTATGAGATGGTTGGAAGAATGCGGCGATCGCCTCTATGCAGCTTTTAATAATTCTAATCTATCTATGGAAGCTGCGGAGTCATTCCTATCATTAGTCTATATTGGTACTGATGCAATGCTCCACGAGGAAGCAGCAGCCAAGCGTATCGGCGAGTTCGGTGGTTTCAGATTTAGAACGCTAGGCTTTGGTGAGTATTGTTATGAAGAAGATATGTTTGGCATGGTTAACAAACTATATCGTAGTTTTGATACGACCTATGGTGCGGCTGCGGAAATCCCAGGTTGGATTGAAAAGATGCCTACCGAGGCGCAGAATAAAGTTCGCAACTCGCCGGAAGAAGAATTTGAAGTAGTGCATGTCGTATACCCAAGGACTAGCTACAATCGTCGTCAATCTGATTTCCTGAATATGCCATTCGGATCATGCTACATAATGACTCGCACTCGCGTGCTTCTAGACGAAGGTGGCTTTAATGAATTCCCCTATGCCGTAACCCGTTGGGCAAAGTCACCTGGGGAAATCTATGGACGAGGTCCAGGTCACAGAGCTTATCCCGATGTGCGTTCTCAAAATCGTCTAGCAGAACTAGAGTTAGAAGCTGGCAGTAAAGCAGTAGATCCAACTTTACTGGTGCTACATGAAGCAATTATGGGCGATGCCACCCTCAATCCAGCGGGAATCAACGCAATAGATGGTCAGATGGTTGGCAACGACGTGCGTCGCGCTGTAATGCCATTGGAATCGGGAGCTAACTTCCAATGGACGGTCGATAAACTGGAGAGGCTGGAGAAGAAAATTCGTCAAGCCTTCCACAATGACCATCTAATCGTCCCCGAGAAGCCAGATATGTCAGCGACTGAATTTGCTGGTAGACAAGAAGTCATGCAGCGCATGATTGGTTCTACCTTCGGTAGAATATATGTAGAGAAGTTGGCTATCATTGTGAATCGTGGCTTCGCCATGATGGAGCGCGCTGGTGCCTTCCCTCCACCTCCTCCAATTCCTCAACAGTACGTTGGCACTGCCATTGACATCGTCTTTGAAGGACCACTCGCTAGAGCGCAGCGCAGTCATGATCTAATTGCCATACAGCGTAAGAATGAATGGCTAACTGGACAGATGAATCTTGGCAACACTTCGGCGATTGATCTGTTTGATGCCGATCAAGAAGGTCGAGAGATGGCGGAGATTACTGGCCTACCGGCTAATCTTGTGAGAGATCCTGATGAAGTCGCTGGTATTCGCAAAGCGAAGGCAGCAGCGGCGAAGCAGCAGCAAGGCATGGAACAATTAACAGAGGCACTAAAGGGCGCTGGTGCTGCGGCGCCTGCTTTGGATAGACTTCCGAGAACTGCTAGAAAGGTAGATAGTGCCTTTGCCAACGCCGGCGCAGGAAGCTAATGAGTCGCAACTACGTGCTGTCGAGCAGCGTCAGAAGATATACGATGCCTATTTCATACTTTTCAATAGCGACGTCGGTCGAATCGTGCTAGCAGACATGCACATGCGAGCTTGGTACAAGAAGTCAACTTTTGAGGGTGATGGTAAGGATAGAGGCATCCGCGATGCCCGTGAGGGCCAACGCAACTTCATGTTAGTAACTGACGACTTCATCACCAAAGGTAGAGACGGAGTGCGTCCACCCAAACAATCACAGGCTGTAAGTAACACAGCGGAGGCGTCACGTGATTCCTAAATTGTTGTTTGTGGAGGGTGATGGTGGTACTACAGGTGGTAGTGGTGGGGCTAGCGATACTGGTGGGACTAGTGGGTCTAACAATACTGATGCTGTCGTCGATTGGCGGACGGGCCTTACGGGCGATTTTGCGCCTCTAGCTAAAGAGAAGACGCTAGAGCAAATCAAAGGAAAGAATTGGGAAGAAGCAGGACCATTGCTAGCCAAGGGCTATCATGAAGGACAGAAGATGATTGGTGGCATGGTCGCATTGCCGAAGCCAGATGCTACTGGCAAAGTCGATGATAAAGCCGTTAGGGATCTATGGACCAAACTAGGCGTTCCTACTGATGTAGCAGGCTATAAGGATGTCCGACTGACAGCAATTGAGGGCCTAGGCCCTGTCAATGAGAAGCTAGTAGAGTCAGCAAAGCCTGTGTTTCTAAAGCATGGCCTGACGCCACGGCAGGGCCAAGAGATGATGAATCTCTATGCGGCGGTGACTAGTCAGCAGCGTCGGGAGCTTGCTGAATCATTCGTGGAATTGCAAGCAGGCTTAGAGGAAAAGTGGGGATTGAATTTCGAGTCAAATGTGAATCTAGCTCAGCGCGGCCTCAGGAAATACTTCCCGGAATCATTCCTAAAGACGCTACGCGACAGCCAACTAGATATGCATCCTGGCATGATCGAAGGATTCTACGAACTGAGCAAGCATCTAGGTGAAGCCAAATTCATCGAAGGGAATGACCCAACAGTGGAGGACAATACTAAGATGGAAGATGACATCAAGAAGTTACGGGAGGAGATGTCGAAGATGCCAGAGGGGCCACAACTGAGAGCTGCAAATGAAAGGATGGAAGCGTTGTATAAGAAGCGGTATGGTACGGGTCCCGTGGGGCCACAGCGATAAGTCATGGAAGTGAAGATGGAAAGTATGAAGATCGCGCTAGATCGAGAAGTAATCATGAAGGCGCTCAATGCTTTGCAGAGCGCGCCAGTGAAGTTCCGGATCGACTTCGATCCATACTGGTTATGGTATGACGGTGAATGTGTGCCAGCAATCAAGATGATGCAGGAGGCGCTAGCGGATGAAGCCAGGATGGGTGGGAATGCAGATGCTCAACGGCGAGACGTTGGAAGCACCGTTGGAAGTATGGTTGGCAGCATTGATCGAGGCATTGTCACCGGACAAGGTAACGCTAGTCAAGGAACGAGTAGTGAACATGATGCTTCAGCTAAAGAGCGGAATCCTCGTGACCAACAACCTGCCAAAGCCCGTGTAGAGATGCCTACGCAATTTTAGTCTGAGAATCAGAAGAGTCGGCCAACTGGCGCAAGCCAGTCCGACTACGCTAGGGTAAGACCTAGTGGTGTAGCCCCACAGTACGGGGTTAGGAGAGTCCACATTGGGTGGGCAACTCTCCATCATGCTTCTAGTTTCTACAGCATGGAATGGAGAGTTGTCACATGTTTTTCAATGAGGCATGGTTCATTCACGCCGTGAATGACACCGTGATTCAGCTAGCACAGCAGAAGAAATCAATGGTTCGGGGAGCCATCCGCACTCGCGAGGGTGTGGTTGGTAAGACTGATCCTTGGCAGCGTATCGGTGCGCTTGATATGGTGCCAATCGCTCGTGACTCTGATACTTCCTACTTGAATCCGCCACAATCCAAGCGTCGTGCCGTACTAGTGGATCGTGCTGCTGCCGCTCTAATTGATGAGTTGGATCAAGTGCGGATGCTAACCAATCCACAGTCCGAAGTGTCACAGATCCTGACCTATGCTCGTGAACGTGAGTTGGATAAGCTCACACTAGCAAAGTCAGCCACAGATGTTGGTGGTATCTTGGGTCTGGCGACAACCGTGGATGAAGCTGGAGAGACGTCTGGCACAGCGGCATTGCCCACTACTGGTGGTCCACTTGGCATAGGACAGACCATCGTCAATGGTGGTACTGGCATGACGCTCGCCAAGATCCTCGACTCCAAACAGCTGTTTGATGAACAGCAAGTCGATGCAGAGGATCGCTACTTCTTCTACAGCCCGCGTGCCATGCGTAAGATGCTCACTGATCCTAATATCACCAGTAGTGATTACAGCACCATCAAAGCACTTAGCACTGGTGGCTTCCCAATGGATCAGCAGTGGATGGGCTACTACTGGCGTCAATCAGTGCTGATGCCAAAGAGCGGAAATATCAGGTCTTGCATTGCCTTTCAGAAGATGGGCGTCGGCCTTTCCATCGGTCTCATCAAAGAGATCGAGGTCGATAAGGCAACCCATAAGTGGAATAACACACAGGTTGTCATCAAACTCTCCGCAGGTTCAGTACGTGCTGATGACCTGGCGGTGGTGCAGATTGACATCGACGAATCAGTGTAGGGGGTAGTTATGGCAAAGGTAATCGCGGTATGTACCGCGACGTTGGCTTCCCAGACGGCGACGTTTACACCAAAAGCTGGTATCGAAAAGATGCCACCGCAGTTGCAGATTACCAGTGCAACTGCCGTTTTCTCTGCCAACGCCGCATCCGAATATAATACACTCGATGAGTACATCGTCACCATCGAGAAACGTACTAGGACTTAAGGAGGAAACATGGCAACGCTGTTTAGCGACGAACTAACTCGACTTCGGGCAGGGCGTAACTATCGGGCTAATGAAATGAGTGGTAAGGCAAGGATTCTGAAATGGGACTTTGCCTCACTACCAGCGGGTAACATAGGTGACATCCTCTGCTGTGGCATCCTTCGTAAAGATGAGCGTGTAGTGCAGGGTCGTGAGTTTCACAGTGCGATGGGTGGTACAGCCACAGGCGCTTACAGCACGTTCGCACTCGGTGCTGATAAGACTAGTATCGGCGCCATCATCACCGCTGGCAAGTATCTGGCAGCGATCACATTCGTCGCTGCTGGGCAGAATGAAATCGCCAGCACGCTAGCACAGAATGCGCTAGTAGAGGAATCATCCGCAGATGTGATGCTATGCTGTGTAAATGCCTCTACGGCGTTCGCCACAGCGGGACGTGTGGCTGGTTACGTACTTCTAGTTGGGGACTAACAACTTTTACCCTGCCTAGCCTTGCTACTCAGCAAGGCTAGGCTGGAGGGCATAATGGGACGCATCTTGGATCTTGCAAATCAACTTGCTACCACCGTAGGTGTGATGGTACAGGCCGCTGAGGCATTGGAGAAAGAACTGAAAGCTAGTAAAGATGCTGTGAAGCAGTTCGATCTCCAGAAACAGGCGTTGGACAACATCATACAAGAAGTATCAACTAAGTCTGTGGAGCTAGTAGAAGTTCGAGAGAAAGTAGAAGCTGCAAAAGAACTACGTCGTCAGCTAACTGCCTTGCAACATGGAGGATAGGTGATGGCAGATTTTGTCTTCAACGTAGCAAAGGGTAAGGCAGCTGAAAAAGTCGCCGACGCTACTACTAGCGTCGGTGTCCTTATTCTAGCGACTGCTGGGCTTGAATCCGATGCTACGTTGAGAGACAAGACAACTCTGACTGATCTCGTTTCAGGAACAACTAACGAAGTCACAAATGGTGGCTATGCGCGCAAGACAAGTGTCACTGGTACGGTGACGGTCGATCAGGGAAATGATCGTACCGACATTGACATCCCAGATCAAACATTTGTCGCAATCGCTGCCGGCGATGGATGGTCCAAACTTGTGACATTTCTTGACGAAGGTGGCACCGACGCTACACGTATTCCTCTGACGGCACATGATTTCGTAGTGACTCCTGATGGTAGTGACATCACAGCACAGATTGCTGCGGCGGGATTCTTTAGAGCATCTTGATGTCACCGTATCTCGTCGAGAGAGACTATGCCAGCCGAGTTTAAGAACGCCGCAGCGGCAACTGCTAGTGCTGCGGGAGGTTCAATTAGTGTCTCTCCGCCTGCTAATCTTCAAAAGGACGATCTATGGTTGATTGTTGTTGTTGTTGATGTTAATGGAACCGGAGCCGAGATTATCGGAATTCCTCCAACTTTTACTGACATATCAGCAACACAATATGCAAATGGTAACAGCTTTCCGGCATATCGAGCCATGTATAAGAGAGCCGTAGGTAATGAGACTGCGGTGACTGTTAATTTTACTAATGGAACTTTTTTTGATGCCTGGTCCGACTCTATACGAATTAAGAGTCAGAGTTTTAGTAATCCAATCGGCGAAGTAGCAACATTCACGACGAATGCTGACACTGGTACAACCGACGCTCCGGACCTTGGTTCTATCAAAAAAGGAGATTTAGTGATTCTTGTGCTTGCTGGCAATGCACATGCTTCGATTACTCCTCCAATTGGTGCATTGGCGATAGATACCAACGCCGATAGTGGGTTTCCAACGTCAGCGACTGCGAGAATCGCAGTACAGGCTGCATCTTATGCACCTGGAAATTGGACACATACTAATACTGCAAACGATCAGCGCGTGGCCCAAACCTTTGCAATTAACGCATTTGCACCACTACGAATCACGGCGCTTGGATATCCCAAACCACATATATCTCATGCAAGACAAATTGGGGCCATCCCATGATTCTACTTGTCACAACGACTGACAAACTTCAGATCATCACGAGTGCTGCCATTACCTTAGATGTCCATTGTTCCTACGCTGAATATAATTCTAGCACATTTGTCATTAACGGTCTCGGAAAGCAAAATACGGCGATCACTACGGCTGCTACTACGGATATATTGGCTGCGCCAGCAGCGAGTACGGTTCGTAATCTGAAACAAATGACTGCTAGAAATAAACATGCAACGCTAGCGGGCGATGTCACTGTTCAATTTAACCAAAACGGGACATTGTTCGAGCTTGTCAAAGTCACATTACTTGCAGGTGAACAACTTGAATTTGTCGAAGGTGTTGGCTTCTTTATTGTCACCAACATCAGTGCATCGCGACTTCTGACTAATGCGGAATCAAGCGACAATCAACGTGTGTTTGCGTCTTTTCTAGGGCGCGCGACACTAGGCACGCTTCTAACAATTAGCGGTACGGCTTATTATGTATATGTTGGAAGAATTGCACAAGCTATTACAGCGCAATTTGTCGAATTTCAGGTTACGACTGTTGCAGCTGGTGCGCAGACCGCCGAAGTGGGCTTATTTTCAACCCCCGCGGCGCCAAGTAAATCTGCACAGACTTTAACTAAAATTGTTGCAACTGGTACTGTTGATAGTGTCACGTCGACTGGAATGAAGCGTAACACAACGACATTTTCGCAATTGATTGCCGCAGGGACACATCTATGGGCGGCCGCTCGTTTTGCGATGGCAACGACGCAGCCGACTTGTAATGGGCTGACTGGAGATTACTCACAAGGGCATATTCTGACGACTACAGGTGGTGGTGCCTTAACAGGTCTAACGACTGCGGCGGGTACTATTCCAGCGATCGGAATCACCGCAGTGGCTCCTGAACTACGAGTAACATTGGATTAAAAACATGGCAAATCTAATCATCTTTGCGGAAGCAATCAATACTGCGATTAAAGATGCTGCCGTCTAGGCTTCTCGTGTTAGTGGTTATACTGTTGGTATACAAGATTCTAAAATCATTATCGGTGGTGCGTTGGATCTATAATGGCTAACGAAATAGTCGGTAGCTTCGACCCAGAAGTCATTGGCAATGCTCTATTTGACATAGAGTTTGCGCCTGATGGCGTCTTTGACATTGGTTTTGTCAAAGTCGTTAGCACTGGACAAACAATTAGTGTCAATCAAGCCACCGAAACCGATACGGCGAACGCCGTGATTTGGTCTCCAAAGAATCGTTTCGTCAATCAAGCACTGGAGACAGACCTAGCGCAAGCAATCAATCGAATCAAGACAAGGACCATTGGGCAATCAATCGAAACAGACTTTGCCCAAGCAATAGCACGTCTCAAGACACTAACGATTGGACAAGCTCTAGAGACTGACCTCGCTCAAGTTATCACATCGCTCAAAGCGAAGCTTCTTGGACAAGCACTCGAAACTGATTTAGCTCAAGTTGTTACACCATCGGCGGCGAAAATTATTGACGTATTACAGGCTCTAGAAACAGATCTATCGCAAGCTCTGACGATACTTAAAACAAAACTTGTTGGTCAGGTTACAGAGACTGACATATCGCAAGCAATCTCTAAACTAAAGATGCGTGCTGTAGGGCAAGCTAGTGAGGATGACATAGCACAAGTAATGGCGTGGGCGCCAAAGGCACGCTTTGTTAATCAAACCTTTGAAACTGATCTGGCACAGGTTGTGACTGTGGTGTCAAGTGGTGCTAGTACGGCGCTAGCTACAATCAATCGTCGCCGTTGGCATAGGTCTGGTAGCTGATGGCAAACATCCTCAAAAATCCAATGGTCATTGATACTCCTTCCGGAAGTGTAATCTACGCGCAGGAAATCATAGTGCAAGCTTTTAGATGGGTGTCTCCAGCGGCAGTAGCTGGACATCAATGCGTAGTACAAGATAAGAATGGAATACCAGTTTGGGAATCAGTAGCTTCGGGTGCAAACTACGAAGATGTCGATCATCTTGAGTTCAGTTTCTTTGGACTGATAGTACCTACACTTGCTAGTGGCAAGTTATATATCTATACGGGGTGATGCATGGCAAGTAGCGAAGCCGAAATCTGCTCCGTAGCGTTAGTATCAATCAACGCCAAGCCAATCACGTCTTTGACTGAAAACACGCGCGAAGCCAAAATCTGTCAAAGATTGTACCCCAAGACTTTGCAAGAGATACTAAGGATGGCGCCTTGGGCCTGCGCCCGTAAAGAATACATCTTAGCCCAAGACGATCCTCCAATCACTGACTTCACCTTCAAATACAGTTACCAACTGCCATCGGATTATATCCGGGTGTGGGCGACGAATCTAGATAGAGATTGGGGTGGTGCTGGCGATCGTTGGGAGATAATGGGCAAGCATCTTGTCACCGATATGTCTTCTGTGAAGATCCTATATGTGCATCGAGTCACTGACGTCTTGCTCTTCGACACTCTCTTAGAGAAGGCTCTAAGTTCTGATTTGGCAGCCAAGCTTGCCTTCCCAATTACTCAGTTACTAAATGTGCAAGTAGAATTTGAGAAGATGCGTGATCGGGCTTGTCAACAAGCTATGACAATTATGACGCAGGAGCAAACCAAGAAGAGATTTAGGAGTACGATGCTGACTGGCGACGTTCGGTAATGCCAAGAGTTAGGAATAATGTCACTAATTTTGCAAAAGGCGAGCTCTCCGACCTCGTTGAAGGCAGAATTGACTTAGAGCAGTACTACAGTGGTGCTAAGACCCTAGAGAATACTATTGTACTAGAGCAAGGTGCGGCGACTAGACGTCCAGGGACTCGTTTTATAGCTGAAACCAAGACTTCTAGCTCGATATCGCGTATAATTAGATTCGTTTCCTCAAAAACTGATGCTTTTGCCCTAGAATTTGGTAATGGCTACATTAGATTCTATAAAAACAACGTTCGTCTAGAAGTAGCAAGTGTTCCTGTAGAAATATCGACTCCATATGTCGCTGCCGATCTAGATACACTTGTATTCTCACAACTTAATGACGTACTTTTCATTACCTCGCTATTCTATCAGCAGCGTCGCCTTGAACACTACAGCGACACTGTTTGGCAACTTAGATTAGAGCCTATAGATGTACCTGCTAGTTATGAATATGGAACGCGACCGGCAGCGACCCTCACGCCTAGCGCCACATCTGGAGCTGGAGTCACATTCACTGCAAGCGTGGCTCAGTTTGAAGCAAGTGACGTTGGGCGTGAGTTACTTGTCATCGCGGGCACCAATATTGGCGCCCGCGCTTTGATTACAGCTTTTACTGATACAACGCATGTCACAGGTACTATCACACAAAACTTTGTGAACACCAGTGCGAACGCAGCGACAGATTGGAAGATAACGAAGAGTTATCAGACTGCGGTAACGCCATCCGCTAAGTCGCCAGTCGGGGCAACTATCACATTGACACTAACGGTGGCAGGTTGGCGCACCGGCGATGTTGGTAAGTTTGTGCAACTTAATGGAGGCATCTGTGAAATCACTGGAATTACATCGAATGTGATAGTAAATGCAATCATTCGTTCTGAATTGAATTCAACGGCGGCAGCGAGTGCGGATGCGTGGACACTGGAAGAGAATGCTTGGTCATCTAGTAATGGCTTCCCAGCTTGTGACGAGTTCCGTGACCAACGTCACTACTATGCAGGGACGCTTGCGCAACCTCAGAATGGATGGGGCTCCAAAGTCAGCGACATTTCTAATTTCGCAGTTGGAGTGCTTGCTAGTGATGCTGTGCAATTCACAATCTCTAATGCGCAACTCAATCCAATAGTCTGGCTACGCAGCATCAAACATATCATAGCAGGTACTACCAATGGTGAATTTAGGATATTTGGAAGCCAAGATCAAGTTATCACACCAACCAACGTCACAGTTGATCCACAGACGCCTAATGGTTCTACCGATGACGTCCAACCAATCCCTGTGGGATCAGTCATATTGTATGTATCTTCTTCCACGCGTAGAGTACGGGAGGAAGTATTCTCTTATGTAATTGACGGTTACCAGTCAACTGATATTCTAGTGCTGGCCCAACACCTTACAAGAGATACTGGAATCAAAGAATTAGGCTATCAACGTGAACCTACGGCATTGATTTGGGCGCCGCGTGATGACGGGGTTATGCTAGCAGCTACTTACATCAGGGAACAGAATGTAGTAGCTTGGACAAGACAGATAACTGGGTCCACTGAAGTGGACCCTAATAGCGATGGATTACATGTCCGTCCTACTGATGGTTTCTTCGAGAGCCATTGTGTAATACCTCATCCAAATCAAGATCGTGACCAAGTCTGGCTTATCGTTCGGAGAATAATCAATGGCGTTACCAAGCGTTATGTGGAGTTCTTCGACGACGCGCGCTTCTATTATCGTCAACTCAATACTGACGCTGCCCTTACCTATGATGGTACAGGTACGACATCTCTTACATTGTCAGCCACCACTGGTGCCGGAGTCACCGCTACAGCCGGTGCACCATTCTTTGTGGCGAGCGATGTTGGCCGAGAGATTCGTCTCGTTAGTTCCAACCCGCGGGCGACTATCACAGGTTTCACGGATTCAACCCATGTTACAGTCACAGTCACCAAAGACTTCTTGACAATAGGTCCATACGCCATTGGAACGTGGGGTATTGCCAGAAGTGATTTGCCAGTGGCGCACTTGGAAGGTAAGACTGTGCAGATTGTAGCCGATGGCGCGCCTCTTGCTTCACAAGTTGTCACTGCTGGCGCCGTTACTGCACCGTTTAAGGGCATTAAGATGGAAGTTGGCTTGCAATACATTACGACAATAGATCCAGTGCGCCCCGAGTTTGCAGGGCCTACGGGCACCGTCCAAGGTGTTCCTAAAACCATACCCGAAGTCACACTTCGTCTATTTGAGACTCTTGGATTGTCGATAAATGGAAATGAGATTGAAGACTTCCGAGTGGAAGGCGATGTGCAAGATGCACCACCGAAGGCTAAGAATGGCGACTATAAGATGAATGCCCTGGATGGTTGGACTACTGATGGACGTATTCGTATCCAGCAGACTCAGCCGTTACCACTAACGGTGACTCTAATCAGTAGTGTGATAGCAACTGGCATATGACATATGAGGTCAGGCCATTTGAGACACATCACTACCTAATGCTAATTGATGATTTAGGATCAATTGGCATGGATTTTGAGAAACTTGCGGCGAACTTTGCTAATAATGGCAACTATGGACGTTCGGGATTCTGCAACAATGAGTTACTAGTGTGTGCTGGAATAATGTCGCCTTGGCCGCATACTGGTGTAGCTTGGGCGTTGCTATCTTCTAAAGCTAAGCATCATGTACATTTCGTGCATAAGGCAGTTAAGGAAGGACTGTGGTACTTCATTCATAGATTTAAGTTGAATAGGGTGGAAGCAAACGTCTGTGATGATCTGACGAAAGCGAAGCATTGGGTGGAACGCCTTGGTTTTGAGGAAGAATCTACGATGCCTAAATATGGTCCACATGGCGAAACCTTCAAGCGATACGTGATTCTAAGATAATGGCTGGCTACGGCACAGAAATTCTTATTGTTTTAGCAGTTGCCTCTGCAGCAGCGACTGCCTATACAGCATATAGTGCAAGTGAAGCGCAAGCTGATGCAGCTGACTACAACAAGAAGCTTGCTAGGAATCAAGCAGCATTGGCGCAGCAACAAGCTGATATTGATGCAGAGAATCTTAAAGAAAAGAATAAGAGACTATTGGCGCTGGAGCTTACGACCCAGGCTGGTGCTGGCATTGAGACAGAATCTGGTAGCCCATTGTTGGTAAGAGCCGACACCGCTAGACAAATGCAACGTGACGAGTATCTTACGAAGTATGGCGGTTACGTCCGTGCTAGCGGATATGAGCAACAAGCTGGTTTGCAAGGTATGTATGTTAGAAACTATAGAAGCGCAGCAGTTACTGGTGCTGGTGCTAGTTTGCTATCTAGTGGTGCTAGTGCCTATGGACAGTATTATTATGGTAGATATGGTGCCTATCGACAGCCACCAGCTGGTGACGTTTAATGCCTAGGGTCCCTAACAGTAATTATGTGGCGAGTCAGGGCGTGCCTGGAAGTGCGCCTTTTGAACAAGCTACAGGTGTTGCCTTTGGGCAAGCTGGTGCCGAAGCAGCACATCGGGGCGCCGCTGGAGTAGAAGCTGCGGCGCTACTAGCGCAGCGTCATATCCAATATATTGAAGCTGAGGAAAAGCGTCAGCGACAGGCTAATGCAGTAGTTACTAAGCTCAATGGTGCAACTGAATTCTTTGGTAACGCCGAGAAACAACTACAATTTGGATATAAAGATGAAAGTGGGCAGTATGTGCCTCCGGTGGGGAGTGTTGATTACATACCAACTCTTCAAAAGAAATTCAAGGACTATCAAACTAACCTACTAAGTACCGTACAGGATGACCCTGGTGTCAAAAATGCGCTTGATATTGGCCTCAAACGCATGTATGACGCTCGCCTCATAAATGCTCAGCATTTCGCCAGAACTTTACATGTGCAAGAGCAAGAGGCGGAGGATATAAATAATGCGGCGGTGTCTGCCAAATTAGCTGTGGAATCGCCGACACCAGAGGCACGCGATGTGGTTAGAGATACTTTTAATGCAGGATTGGATGTCAAATATGGTAATGGCAGGCCAAAGTATGTGGAAGCTCTAAAGCAGAAATTCAATGACCAGGTGCAAGCCAACTATATGGAACTGCTACTAAATCAAGATCCTATTAAATTCCAGATCCAGCGTGATGCCGGCGCCTTTAAGGATGTGCCAGTACACACGCAAGTTTCTATATTGGATAGATATAATACAAAGATACGCCAGAAGGCTATTGAAGATGGCAAGATTCATGATGCAGTTATTGCCGAAGGTCGAGAGCGCACGGCCTCTCTAGCAAATTATGGATTGTTGTCTAATGAGGAATTGGAATCTATTAAGGGTGGATATCATAAATTCTATAAAGCTAACGAATATGAGCATATAGCAGCGGTGAATGAAAGGGCGCCTGATGGTACTGGTACCATGCAAATTAGGGCACTAAGGAATGAGTATCTAGATAATCAGGGCTATATGTCCGTTGATAAAATTCAGAAATATATTGCCGCTGCTACTAAGATGAGTTCAGATCTTGGACGACAACATCCCGAGTTGACCAGATTCAAAGAGGAATTGAAAGCTGACCAACGTTCCATAACTAGTATGGATAATGTGCAGCTCAATAAGAACATTAAATCTCTAAAGGATGACCTAGACCAAGATAAGAAAGTGTCCCCGTTTGGTGGGATTATGACTAACATCCAGAAGCAGAAAGAAGATAAATTGCGTGCGTATGGCGACGTCCTCATCAGAGGTGGAATGAGTCCTAAAGAAGCTGCTATCGAAGTCAGAAGACGTAGACAAGAAAATGAGAAAGCATCCAAAGAAACGATACAAGGCATCATTGACAATATCAAGGTGAAATAGTGGACAAAGAATCTAGAGATGCGCTTGCGAAAGTATCTATGGAGCAATTGCAAAATTCTTATAAGAGTGGTGCTATCAGTGCAGGGCGTTACAATGAGTTGCTTCACGCTAAATCTAGAATTATGGTAGAAGATGCTAATTTAGAGAATCCAGCAGACTACGTCAAGATGATGTGGCAACAATCAGTGAAGCATTTTCAGGATGGTTGGGATAATGTCGTTGAAGCTGCCACTAGAGACCCAGCTAAGGACACTCTAGTCCTATCGGATTTATATTACAGTGGATTGGCAGCGTGGGGCATGTTTACTATGGGTATGGCACCCCTGACTGCCTTTGGAGAGGTCAATGGCGAAGGTGCTCGTCGTTTGGCTATTGGTGCTGGGGCGTCGCCTGGGGCTGCTCGTTACATAGGGCTCGCCGTTGATTTAGCATCTGGTTTCGTACCTGCTGGTAAAATAGCGCAGTCTGCTACCAAAGGCGTGCAGGGATATGCCAAGACTGGATTGCTTGGTAAGACTATGAAAGAGTTGGCTGCCAAAGCTGCTGAAATGAAGCAACTAGAGCTTAGCTTTGGTGGCTTGGAAGTTGGTAAGGCACTTAGTGAAACCATTAAACCTGGAATGTCTAAAGAAGCAGCTTTAATGGCGACGCTTGAGAAACTGCAAGCCGAAGGCCATCAGATTGATGCTGCTGCTAAGAAGTTTGTTGAGAAGAATGTCGAAGGCTGGTTCCATTTACAGCCTTCTCAGGCAGAGCTTCCCTTTAGAGTGATGAGTGAGAGTCTAGCAGGTGAAGGCGCTCAACTAAGTCATTTGCTTGAGACTGTAGTGCAAGCCACACCAGTTTCCGAGAAGGTTGCTAAAGTAGCAGATGCAGCACGTCGTGGTGCTAATCAGTTTGCACTAGATATTGCCCATTATGCTAAAGGAACTACTATAGAACAAGCTAAGAAAGAATTGCCACAACTTGCGGAACGTATGGGCATTAACATGGATGATTTAAAGAATATAGTCCCCGGTGGGCGTTTTGACCCCAAGAATTCCTGGTATGAAAATCCAAAGAAGATGTATGGCTATCTTAAAGCATTGGAAGATAGAGCCTCTGAGATTGGACCTTTGGCAAAGGCTGCTTTAGAAGGCGATGATGTTGCAAAGATGCAATTTGCTCGTTATATGACAGGTTTGTTTACTAATAGTCCGGAAGGTCCCATAGCTTATAGTAAAGGCTTTACGAATATGATAATGCATTGGGACCCTGAAAATATGGCTAAGGGTGACATTGCTGCTGCTGTAGGCACGTTTGCCAAAGATATGGTCCATATGGCCGATAGTGGCGGTGGTTTTGGCAAGATGATTTTCAATAGTCAAGGTGCTTTCACAGTTGATGGTATTGAAAAGGGTTGGGCTAAGATTCGTAACATCTATCTTAACACTCTACTACCCTTTTCCTTTAAGGCCGCAGCATTGGGTAACACCTACACAACGGGCGCCGCTGTCATGGAGCGTGCCATTGGTGCTCTATTTTCTACGAGTCAGCATGGCTACACTAATAAAGAAGCATTATATATGGTTAAGGGCTTGTCGTTGGCTATGAGTGATGGCGTCAAGGCTTTTGGTGATGCCTATAGAATGATGCCGCAGGGTGTCGGTAGGTTTGCACATCAGAATCCGTGGAATAGCCAAATTGGGCAGATCATTAACATACCTATGAATACAGTCAAAGGTATGGATAACTTCTTTTCGGCGATCATTACTAGAGCAAGTCATTATGCAGTTGCAGCACGCGAGGGAGAGAATGTTTTTAATTTAAGTGGTGCTGCATTGGGCAATTTCATTAGACAGCGTGTGGCCAATCCAACTGCCGAAATGCTAAAAGAAGCCCATGAGCTTGCCATGACTAGCACATTCCAGAATCAGTTGGGTGGCTTCATGGGTGGGTTTCAGAGAGTATTGCAATGGGGACCAGGTAGTCTGTACTTCCCATTCGTCAAAACTGGCGTTAATCTTGGAAAATATGTTTGGGATCGTACACCTGGCTTGCAGCTTATCAGTAAGCAATTATATATGGATATGGCCGCAGGTGGGGCCAAAGCAGACGCAGCAGTAGCTAGGATTGTTATGGGGCAGCTGCTAGGTAACATGTATATGGAGATGGCAAAGAATGGAGATATAACTGGAGGTGGGCCAGTAGATCCACAGGTTCGTAAGTCTTGGCTCACTACTCACCAACCATACTCTGCTAGAAGCGGAACT